TCAGTATTCAATAATCCTTCAACATCAGTCTGATTCTTACCCGAAATCATAGATGCTAATCGCATAGCCATTGTGTGTGCGTTAGTGTCGGCGCTAATGTATAGCGTAGGAACCTTCATCTTTAACGCAAGAGCTAAAGCAAGTGTTGACTTACCTACTCCTGGCGCTGCTGCGAACATCGACACTTCGCTCCGCCTGAGGACAATCTTGTTTGCCTCGAACGCTTTGAAGCATGATGGGAGCGGTTCTCCGCCGATACTAGGACGACCAACGCTTCTGACAAGTGTACGCAATTTTTATTCCTTTTGAATAGAAGCCGTAGCCAATCCATGACTAACTGACTACGGCTCATTGATTCTTTATTTAGTTTACTGGCTTGCACTGGTCAGCTGTACCCTGTGGGGTAGGACATGCCCAGAATGCATACGGTTTACCAGTCTTGCTACTGATTCCACTACGATAGATACGAGCTCCGTGCTTACACGTTGGAGCTGCGGTACCTGATGCTTCCGAGACTGGGCTGGGTGGTAAGGAGAGCGGTGGCGTTGTGCTTGTTGTGGTACTTGGCGTCGATAAAGGGGCTACATTGTACGCACCTGCCAATAGCTTGTTAGTTGCAGCAATCTGTGTAGCGTAATCACCTACACCTTCAAGCAGTACACTAAGTTCATCAGCAGTATTGGCACGGATGTTAATCATATCACCAGGGCCAGTCTTATACGAGACTTGCAGTTTCCATTCTTCGTTCATTTATTTCTCTTTCTTTGAAGTAAACGAGCAGTGCTCTGTGAGCCCGCATCGGTTACAGTTGTTTGTGTTGGGTAAGAATATACCAGCACGGCGTGCTTTGTCAAATTTTTCTACGAAGTAATCAATCATCTCGGTTGAGTATTTGGTTAGGTCTTCCATCTGACCAGTGCCAGACTGACGAGCCATCCAATAGTTACCATAGTTTATATCAACACCGAAGACTTTCTTTAGCCCTGCTCGGTAAAAACCTAGCTGTAGGCTGGAGTCAGGTGTGCGTTGCGATGTCTTCAAGTCTACCACAACCAACTGACCATCAACATCAAAGACTCTATCGATTACCATCTTGACTGGAACACCAGCAAATTCAGGTATGATACCTAGCTCAATCGCAGCAACGCCTTCAGGCGTTTTCCAAATCTTCCAATTCTTGTTGACTTGTCGCCACTCGATGTAGGATTGGACCCATTGTGGACCAGCGATATTCCAGAAGGAAGCATCTTCCTTATTGGGGTAATCTTTCGTAGCCCTACCGCCAACTCTAAGCGTCGATAAGTCGACATCTTTGGTATATTCATTCCATGCCTCTTCCCATAATTGTTTACTCAACATGTTGTCTGTCCCATTCTTCAGTAGCCTTGTGGAATGCGGAGCCACCTGCGCTCCATACCGCTGGCTTCTCTGGTATCTGCAACAGTCGGCTGAGGTAGTATAGATAACCGCAGTCGATGAAGGTAGTCAGAGCTGAATAGGATACATGACCTGGTATCTTATAATCATCAGAGAGATATACTCCCATCAGGGTATAATCCTTTCATTAAGACTTGCTATATATAATTATATATATTATAATATAATTAATATATATTATATACAGACCCCTTCGGGGTCTTATTATTATTTAATATATAATATATATAATTATACCTGACAGAGGAGAAGCTGTCAAGGGGTAATGTATCTACTTATCGGACAGTAGGAAACACAAAAGACCCCCCTTCCCAAGGTGATTACCTTAGGTTGGGGGGTTTAGTGTCTTAAAACAGCCTTAAAAGGCGTTTAAAGGGTATTCTAGAGGCTACTCTGCGCCTCGGCCGAACTCCTTAGCGGATGGGTCAAGCCACTTAAGTACAGGCCCGAGGAACCCAGCGAGGGCTGCCATTCCGAGTGTCTTAATGTCGGTCTCTCCAGCGAGGTAGAGTGCGATTGCAGCTGAGGCTGCAGCACGGAACCATGTTAGCGATACTTGCTTTAGTGCTTCCATTTAGATTGCCTTTCGTTTTGTATTGTGAACCTTACAGCAGGTGCATACTGGTACCAAAATGGTACCTTTTGCCACCTTCTTCTTAGCTTGAGGCTGAAGTCCAGCCACAATCTGATTCACAATCTTAGGTTGATTCATCCACCAGAACCAAGGGCTAGTGTCATTAGCCATATCAGGGTTAATAGATATATGTAGATGTTTAGAATGAGGATTACTACCACTGTAAGGACGATTGCCAGCGTTACGCTTGGCTTTAGACCATATCTTTTTGTTAAAGATGAGATACTCAACTCTCTCATCCTCTTTAAGCTTTTCGAAAATAATTGCACAATCAACCCCGTTCTTAGGGTCGTGGGTCAAATCGACTGCTAGCCCAGTATTGTGGTCCGAATTCGGGCTGGCTTTCTGATGCGCTAACGAAGGCAACAACCCGTCTGACAGTTTCTTGCGCTTGGGAAACAACGCTGTCGCTTGACGGAGCACAGCAATAGCAGCAGGTGACGCTACTTTGGCTACAGGTTTCATTCATTTCCTCAATGCTTCCTTGACTAGTTCAGTCAGTAACTCTACTTTTTCTTCTAGTAAATTAACCTTATCCTTAAGGCTAGAGCCACCATTAGGGCGGAGTTCGTATAGATAATGCTTGACCATCCAGCGTACAGCGCCAGCAAATCCAGCAATCAAAGTAAATACGGCTACGGCTAGGCCAGCCCATTCGGTAGGTGTCATTACACAGTCCTTACAGTCATAGTAAGCATTCCTCCATAGCCAGTAAACCCTCTATCTGGTGGAGTCATGCGAGTGAAAGTGATTTGTTCTATAGCAACCTGACGAGATTCGCCAGTGGTTAAATCTTGCCAAGTAACAATGTCACCATTTTCTTCGATAGCTTCTAGGGTATCGATTCTTTCTCGGGCTCTGCCCTCGTGTCCCACTATGACATTGTACCTGTCTGTCTCCACGTCAAAACAATAGACGGGAAATCTAATTACTCTTTGACGCGGAGTAGCGATTGTAGCCTTAGCTTGATAGCCTTTAAAGATAGGACCCTTGGTGCTATCTGTGCCATCTCTATAAAGAATAAACTTATAGGCTACATATTCTTGGGCGCCAGCTGGCTGGCTAGTAGTTACTTCTACTGGTGGAACTGATGCATCATAACTAATAATATCAAACTCAGTGCCGTCTGCAGCTACAGTTTCTAAAGTCATAGAGCCATAGGTAAACTCACCGCGTCCTAATAGACGCTTAAAGTTCTTAGGCTCCAATGTGTTGTATCTGATGTAACCTGTTTGTAGATATCCATTAGTAATCAAAGTAGATGCTGACTCTGAATAGACATATCCATCAGCAGATGATGCAAAGGTAGTGCAATATACTAGGCGATTAGTATCACCAAGGAAAGCACAACCTGTAGTTTGATGACCAGTTACACCGCCAGTATAATATAAATCATTAGCATAAGCAAAACGTAACGTCTCTAACTCGGTGCTTAAATCTATACGGATAACCCCTGGAGCACCATCTACACCAGTAGCACACCATATGTAATGGTCTCTTGCAGCAAAGTCATAGCAAGGCTGAGTTGCTTCAACTATTATCGGACCATATGTAATAGAACCATCTTGGTCATTGACTGTGGCAATACGAATACCTTTGTTAGTGCCAATAGCCATATACCCTAGATAATAATAAATTCTATGGACTATCTCACCAACTGGTAGTTCTGCTGCTACTACCGCTGAGGTTAGGCTAGGCATAGCACCTGCTGTAGTAAGTGTAAACTTCTGAATAGTAGACTGAATACCATTGTAGCCAGAGACATAGATGGCTGCACCCGAGGCTGTAATACTGGTATAAACGTGAGTAGTTGCTGGATGTGTATAGACTGCTGCAGGCAAAGAAGATGTTGCTGTTGTAAACTCATAGACAGCGTTGTTGGCGCACATAACAATACGCTCTTTAACAAACTCCATTACCGCATTGGTTACAGTAATGCCATTGGCAGTAAACATAACAGTAGCAGATGTAGACGAGTTACCTGTGAGCGGTTTTCTATTTACTTCTAGTTTACCTGACGGACCAGTATCATTGGTTACCCAATAAGCATCAGTGCCATCATCGCAGATAGCATAAACTTGGTCATCGGTACCAGAGTTATAGTCAATAAAATGAGTAACAGTTCCGCTAGTATCAATTTTATCTACATCAAATTCATCAAGCAATAGAACAGCATTAGTTCCGCTGTATTGAATAGAGCGAATATATTGGGAAGGACGACCATTAGATTCAATAGCACCTGTTGTGTTATGCCCTTGAGTGCTATCTTTAAGAAGGGTTACTTGTCCTTCTGTCCATACATTTACCCCCTTGCTGTCAGCAAAGCGAGAGGTGCTTTCACCAGGGATAAGAGCTGGGTCATAAAAATTAATGCCAGTCCCCTCGTGAAAGGAAGACTGGCTACGAAGCCACCAGCCAGTGAGCGACTGCTCACCAGGCTCGGTTTGATTATCGAATTGTTCTTTCCTATAAGGAGCAGTCTGACGAATGTATGGGTTAGCATCATTGATGGCATAGATGAATGGCATACCACCAATAGCAACATCATAGGCTATATCAGTATTCTGCCAGATAGCATCAGTAGCAACTACACCAACATCAACAGCAATCGCTCTACTAGAGCGACCTTCTGTAATATCACGACCAGCCACTTATTCTCCTTGTTGCTCTTGTTCCTTCAGTTTTGTCTTTAAATGTTCATTAGCCCAATACAATGCATAGTAGTCATAGTCAACACTAAAGCGTTTCATATGCTTTACCAGTGCTCCAGTATGGGCGTGTAGTGGTATGCCAGCCTTCTTCATACGGCG